TTCCAAAGACCATAAACCGGTGTTCATTTTCGCTGGTAATTCCCCATTCACGGTAAATCTGGTTATCAGAAATCACCAGTAGTTTGTCAGGTATCATTTGCAGTCGTTTGACATAAATTTTATCATCAAAACCAAATACATAGATACCATCTCCATCAAACTGATTGATACTGACATCAACGAAGATGAGATCTCCTGGCTCAATGGTTGGACACATACTGTCCCCACGAACGTTGATTACTTTAATGTGATTTGCTGGCCGTCCGCCAAACATCGATACAGCATTATCAGTTCTGTATTCAATGGCATGAATCACATCAATGACATCACCGCCCTGGATAAGGCCATTTCCCGCACTGGCACTGATATCCAGCATTTCAATACGGAATACATCCTTCACCTGCGCAACATCCTCACTAATACTGTTTTTACATACAGTATTACTTTTGAAGTCTGAGGTAAAGAGATCAGCAATATCAACACCTAAGCTCCTGGCAATATTACTCAGGGCTTGTTCAGTGAATTGTTTCTGCTTACCTGTTTCCAGGCGCGAGATATTTGCCGCATCCACTCCTATTGCTTCAGCGAGATCGGCGATTTTCATGTTCTTCGCTTGGCGAAGTTGTCTGACTCGATTTCCTATGTTCATGCGTTTATTACATTTCTTTATTGCGCGTTAAGCAAATCAACTTGCGCAAAATATTTGCGTGAAATAATATGCTCATCACGCAATATGTGGAGGTTATATGCAATCACCATTACGGAATGTGCGTAAAGCGCACGGATTTACTTTGCAGCATGTTGCTGCTGGCGTTCAGGTCAATCCAGCGACGCTGAGTCGTATTGAAAGACTGGAACAAATTCCATCTATCGAGCTTGCAGAACGTCTGGCCAATTTTTTTAAGGGTGAAATCAGCGAAATGCAGATTCTTTATCCGGCACGTTTTCAATCTAGCCAAAACCAGAATGGGTTTAAACCACAGGAACAGGAGATAAGCCGTGGGTAAGCATCACTGGAAAGTGGAAAAACAGCCTGAGTGGTACGTGAAAGCTGTCAGAAAAACTATCGCGGCGTTGCCGGGGGGTTACGCTGAAGCTGCTGAGTGGCTGGATGTAACAGAGAACGCTTTATTCAACCGCCTTCGTGCAGATGGCGATCAGATTTTCCCGCTGGGATGGGCAATGATTTTACAGCGCGCTGCTGGCACTCACTACATTGCGGATGCTGTCGCACAGTCTGCTGGTGGGGTGTTTGTATCGCTTCCTGAAATTGAGGAAGTAGAGAACGCCGATATAAACCAGCGCCTGCTGGAAGTCATCGAACAAATCGGGAGTTACTCAAAGCAGATTCGTTCGGCAATCGAAGATGGGGTAGTGGAGCCACACGAGCAGACAGCAATTAATGATGAGTTGTATCTGTCGATTTCGAAGCTCCAGGAGCATGCGGCACTGGTCTACAAAATTTTCTGCGCTCCAGAAAAGAGTGACGCCCGCGAGTGTGCAGCTCCGGGCGTCGTGGCGTTTTGTGTCTGTGGAGAAACTAACGCATGAACAGTTTAACGGCAAATAACCGTTTGTCGCAACAGCTGGTGGTCAGCGTCTCTGAACACCTGTTGTTACGGCATGAATGCAGATTACCAAATCACCAGGCTGTAAGTAACCACAGAGAACTTTACCTGACTGTGGGGGGCGAGTTGTGCAGGAACTTAACCGCTGGTTTCGTGACGGAAGAGGGCTTTATGTTCATGTTATTCGTTGGGAACCAGAAACACAGCGCGTTATCTATCTTCGCAAAGACTACCCGCATGAGTGCTTTAGTCCTTTGTGGAAATTCAGGCGTGATTTTGTTGAGTGTGACGGACCACCAACACATTGATTCTGCCATTCCGGGACGTTACACTGTTCAGGCACCTTATAAAACGGGTGCCGGGCGTGGAAACCCGGAATTCACCAAAGCGCACAACCGCGCTCTTGCGGTTTTTTTGTGTCATGAGCAGCATTACGCCCAAATTATGGTGGGGCGTGCAGGGCCAACTTCGGTTGGGCCGGGTTCTTTGGTGACCGGTATTTCCACCCCTGTACGTCTCACCACCAATAAGGTCGTGGAAAGCCTTGGTGGTGAGTTATTAAAAATCACCAAAGAGGCTGCCATCATGGCTACGATCCCAACCCTCACTCAACCTGAAATTGCCATCGTTGATGGTCAGGTTGTTACTTCATCCCTGGCTGTTGCCAACTTCTTCTCCAAACGTCATGACGATGTACTGAAAAAGATCCGCACGCTTGAATGCTCAGCATCATTCACTGCCCGCAATTTTTCGGTGAGTGATTACACTGATTGCACAGGTCGCAAACTTCATTGCTACCAAATCACACGCGACGGTTTTGCGTTTCTTGCTATGGGTTTCACGGGTAAACGTGCTGCCCAGTTCAAAGAGGCATATATCAATGCCTTTAACCAGATGGAGAAACAGCTTTCAAAGCCCGCTGTACCGAGCGACGTTGCACATAACGCCAGCGTTCTCTGTTCCTACATTTCATCAATTCATCAGGTCTGGCTGCAGCAGCTTTATCCTATGTTGGCAAAAGCCGAATCTCCGCTGGCTGTTAGCTTATATGATTATATTAATGATGCTTCGGCGCTGGCCTGCCTCATAAATTTGTCGCTGAACCCTTCAGAGGTAAGGGGGCGCAAATGATCCGGAATATTTTCAAACGTTTTACCAATCAGACTTTCCGTTGTCCTCGTCCGGGTCAGTGGTACACCACGCCTGCAGGGCATGTTCTACGTGTTAGCCTGGTTGACCGTGAATGTCAGAAGGTGGTTTGTGAACCGCTGGGCCGTAATTACCGCGTCAGTATGCCGCTTATAGCCTTTTGCTCCGGAAAAAACATGAAGCATCTCGGAGGTGCAGCATGAGTATGGAGCTGATGGTTAAAGCGATGAAAATTCGAGTGGGTAATCCATTGCGAAAACTGGTTCTGATCAAGCTGGCTGATAATGCCAGCGATCAGGGTGAGTGCTGGCCCAGCTACCAGCATATTGCTGACCAGTGCGAGATTAGCAAACGTTCTGTGATGAATCATATTGCGGCCCTTTGTGATTCCGGGCTGGTAAAAAAAGTCACCCGGAAAGGTGAAAAAGGTAACTCAAGTAATATCTATCTCCTTCATCTTGATGGTGCAGGAGATTCACTAGGGGGTAGTGCAAATAATTCACTATCTGGTGCAGCAAATTCACCAGGTAGTGCAGGAGTTGCACCAGGGGGTGGTGCAGGAGATTCACCCAGAACCAGTCACTCTTTTGAACCAGTCAAAGAACCAGTCAATGAACCAATAGCTGTTGGTGCATCTGCTGATGAGTCTGTGCGAGTTCGTTCAAACCGACCGGAATACTCTCCGGAGTTTGAGCAGGCATGGCTGGCATACCCCAAACGTGCTGGTGGCAATTCAAAATCTGCAGCCTTCAAAGCCTGGAAAGCCCGTTTGAATGAGGGGGTAAAACCCGAAACCATGCTGGAAGGTGTGAAACGCTACGCGGGCTGGGTATCTGCGATGGGTAACAGCGGCACACAATTTGTGAAACAGGCTGTCACGTTCTTTGGTCCGGATCGTCATTTCGAAGAATCCTGGGAAGTTCCTGCGGTATCTGCAGCCAGACGCGAGGACCCGTACTTCAAAGCCAGTTACGACAACGTGGACTACAGCCAGATCCCGGCAGGATTCAGGGGGTGATCATGAGTCTGTTAAATGACGTTCAGAAATTCATTGAAGCCCATCCTGGGTGTACTTCCGGAGACATTGCGGATGCTTTTGCAGGTTACTCACGGCAGCGCGTTCTGCAGTCTGCAAGCAAGTTACGTCAGAGTGGGCGTGTGGCTCACCGTTGTGAAGGATATACACGCAGACATTTCCCGCGCCTGACTGAGAGAGCGCAGGAGCCGGAACCACAACCAGTTCGTGAAACCAGACCTGTGCGCAATTTCTATGTCGGCACTAACGATCCCCGGGTGATTTTGTGCCTGACCCGCCAGGCTGAAGAACTGGAGTCCAGGGGCTTATACCGTCGTGCTGCAACGGTGTGGATGGCGGCATTCCGTGAAAGCCACTCCCAGCCAGAACGAAACAATTTTCTGGCACGTCGTGAGCGGTGCTTACGGAAAAGCAGCAAGCGCGCTGTATCGGGTGATGAGTGGTATCTGTCAGGGAATTACGTGGGGGCTTAATGAGTAATAAATATTGCCAGGAGCTGGTGGAGCTGCGGAACAAACCAGCCCATGAACTGAAGGAAGTGGGCGATCAGTGGCGCACGCCGGACAACATTTTCTGGGGAATTAACACCCTGTTTGGCCCGTTTGTCCTGGATCTGTTTACTGACGGTGATAACGCCAAATGTACCGCGTATTACACGGCGGAAGACAACGCGCTGGCGCATGACTGGTCAGAACGCCTTGCGGAGCTTAAAGGTGCTGCCTTTGGTAATCCCCCATACAGCCGCGCCAGTCAGCATGAGGGGCAATACATCACCGGCATGCGTTACATCATGAAACATGCCAGTGCCATGCGTGATAAAGGCGGGCGCTATGTTTTCCTGATCAAAGCTGCCACCAGCGAAGTGTGGTGGCCGGAAGATGCAGATCATATTGCTTTTATTCGCGGGCGTATTGGTTTTGAACTGCCTGCCTGGTTTATCCCGAAGGATGAGAAGCAGGTGCCGACAGGCGCTTTCTTCGCTGGTGCTATTGCTGTTTTCGACAAGACCTGGAAGGGACCGGCAATCAGCTACATCGGGCGCGATGAACTTGAGGCATGTGGTGAGGCGTTTCTGGCGCAGGTTCGCCAGCAGGCGGAAAAACTGGTCAGGGAGATGGCGGCATGACGACTTTAACTCAATGCCAGCAGCAGGTGCTGGATATGCTGATTTCTTATCAGAAAGAACGTGGCTTCCCGCCAACCAATCAGGAGGTGGCAACCATGCTGGGATACCGTTCAGTGAATGCAGCGGTGGAGCATCTTCGCGCACTGGAGAAAAAAGGCGTCATCACGATAAAGCGTGGCGTGGCCCGGGGGATAACGCTTCATACCGCGGTGAAGGACGACGACAGCGAGGCGGTCGGGATTATCCGCGCACTGCTTGCCGGTGAGGAAAACGCAAGGCTGCGTGCAACCCACTGGTTACATGAGAGGGGCCTGAAAGTATGAAGCTGATCCTGCCTTTTCCGCCCAGCGTGAACACGTACTGGCGACACCCCAACAAAGGGGCGTTTGCTGGTAAGAGCCTGATAAGCGCGGCGGGGCGAAAATTCCAGAGCGCGGCGTGTGCAGCAATAGTTGAGCAGTTACGTCGTCTGCCAAAACCAACGTCGGCACCTGCTTCAGTGGAGATCGTGTTGTTTCCTCCGGATAACCGGATCCGCGATCTGGACAACTATAACAAGGCGCTGTTTGACGCCCTGACCCACGCGGGTGTGTGGGAAGACGACAGTCAGGTGAAAAGAATGCTGGTGGAGTGGGGACCGGTTATCCCGGAGGGGAAGGTCGAGATCACTATCAGTAAGTACGAAAAAGCGAGTTGCAAATTAGCAACTCGGTAACGGAATTGAGCAACACCCTAAATTTGGGTATTACCTCGTTAAAGATACTGTATTTATGAACAGTGTATCCTTGATAACTATTAAAAATCGCAGTAAGTTCATCCTGCATCAACGAAAAGGGAGTGCAGTCCCGCTCGTGGATAAAAATTTGTGGAGAAACCAATGAATCAGTTGCTTGTAATTGATGGCGTTTCTGTGCGCCAGTACTTCGAATCTAACTACTGTCTTAACGACCTTCAGAAAGCTGCTCTTCTTGCCGCTGGTGAGAATCGCTCCTCCCGTTCGCTGGAAGTTCACGAGTTTATGCGTCGTCCTGAAACGAAGGCTCTTGTGGAATTATTGGAAGAAGAAACTACGGGAGATTCCCGTAGTATTCCTGTCATCACCATTCAGGGGCGCAATGGTGGGACGTATGTCTGTAAAGAGCTGGTCTATGCATATGCAATGTGGATCAGCCCGGCATTCAGCTTAAAAGTGATACGTACTTTTGATGCGCTTCATAATTCATCACCAGAAGAAACCACATCCGACAAAATTAAATCCGGGGTCATTCTGCTTGAATCAGCAGCAAAGACTCTAAATCTGTCAAACTCCTCGAAACTTGGTGCATACCAGAAATTATCAAAGGTAGCTGGTCTTCCTGAACTTATGCCGATCTATGCCATTGATGCACCTGCTGATGCGCCAGATGGTTCAAGCCGCCCTACGCTGTCGCTGAGTGCACTGCTGAAGCAGTATGGTATCCGCCTGACGGCTAATCAGGCATATCACCAGATGGCGAAGCTGGGGATCGTTGAACAACGCGAACGATACAGTCGTACCGCGATTAACAACATCAAAAAATTCTGGTCGCTGACCGCGAAAGGCTGCATGTTCGGCAAGAACATCACCAGTCCTGCAAATCCGCGCGAGACGCAGCCGCATTTCTTCGAATCCCGATTCCCTGAGCTGTTAAAGCTGCTCGATACCGTTCATTGAGGTGACCGTGAGAGCACTACTGACCCCTGAAATTGCCCCGCGTATGGGGATCGTATTGTTCAGACCAGGTTCAGAGCTGATGCCCTTGTTTATGCAGGGGCGTGTCCTGCTGGAGCCTGAGCCGGAACGTTATTCATCTTTCGCCAGTGGTGCCGTTCCGGCGGCATCACAACCGCTGGCGGATGATCCTGCCGTTCGGGCCGTGTTCCGCAATGAGGCAGTGATCCGTCGTGCTGGTGGCGTGGAATGTCTTGAAAGCTGGTTACTTCGTGAAAAAGGCTGCCAGTGGCCTCATTCCGACTGGCACAGCGAGAACATGACCACAATGCGACACGCTCCGGGCGCAATCCGTCTGTGCTGGCACTGCGATAACCAGCTGCGCGATCAGTTCACGGAACGGCTGGAATCAATGGCAACGGATAACTGTGCCCGCTGGATGTTGTCTGTTGTGCGTCGGGATCTCGGTTTTGATGATAGTCACGTTGTGACAATGCCGGAACTGTGCTGGTGGCTGATTCGTAATGACTTGGCGGATGCCTTACCGGAAAGTGCAGCCCGTAAGGCACTGAGATTACCGAAGCCTGTTGTGCCGTCTGTCACCCGGGAAAGTGACCTTGTGCCTTCGGTTCCTGCCACCAGCATCATCCAGGATAAGGCGAAAAAGGTGCTGGCGCTGAAAGTGGATCCGGAGTCGCCGGAGTCTTTTATGTTACGCCCAAAACGTCGCCGCTGGGTTAATGAAAAGTACACGCGCTGGGTTAAGACACAGCCGTGTGCATGTTGTGGAAAGCCTGCTGATGATCCCCACCACCTGATAGGCCACGGTCAGGGTGGAATGGGTACAAAAGCGCATGACCTCTTTGTGTTGCCTTTGTGCAGAAAGCATCACGACGAGCTGCATGCGGATACCGTGGCATTTGAAGAGAAGTATGGTTCCCAGTTGGAGCTGATATTTCGTTTTATCGATCGTGCGCTGGCAATTGGCGTGCTGGCCTGATTTTTTCGGAGAAAGTTGATGCGTAATATACAGATGATCCTTGAACGTTGGGGGGCATGGGCAGCGAGTGATAGCTCAGGAGTTGACTATTCGTCTATAGCTGCTGGGTTTAAGGGGCTTCTTCCATATACCAGAAAGACACGTCTAGCTTGTTCAGATAGTGATGCATTAATTATTGAAGGTAGCCTTGCTCTTCTTAAGAAGAGAAAACCGTACGAACATTCTTTGATTGTGGCTCATTACCTGTATGGCATCTCGAAAAGAAAGATCGCAAAGGCACGTAATAAAGACGAAAAATTGATACGTATCGAGATACAGGTTGCTGAAGGTTTTATCGATGGCTGCCTAAGTATGCTGGATGTGAAACTTGAAATGGATGACTACTCTGAGTCTCCTGTAGCATGAAATAATGAAACGACCATATGTCTTACATAATATGGTTGATTTGTAGCTGGATGCAATGTTGTACTCATGAATCGCAAGGGATTATCCTCGTCGGTTGTAATTTTTGCATCAGCTACTTCCTGCTGAAGATGCTTTCGCCAGTCATCAAGTCTCTCGCCAGATTTCTTAATTTTACAGTAAATGATAATGCCACCATGGTTGTCACGCGCAGTGCCAGTGCCATATCGCTCGTTGAGCTGGTTCCATCCACCTAAGATGTACGCAGGACCTTTCCATAATTTAGCTTCGCCAATCCATGCAAATCGGCCGAGCTGATGTTTAACTAATATATCTATATGCCCTCCATGCTGAGTGTCATGTTCAGCGTCATAATTACGGCCTTTCAAAAAAGCAATAATAACTGATGTGAGCTCATCTTCACCCCACTGCTGTGTTTGATACATATGTTTTTGGGTTTCCAAAACATACATCGCGTCATCAAGGTCAACGTAAAGTTGCTTCACGAAATCGTCGTGACTTGCTGCAAATTTTCGCTTAAGAAAACCAGACAATTCAGGGTCAAATTGACTTAAGGTGTCTAATTGGGCAAGGTTGAAATTACATTCACTCATGTAATTCCTCCAAAGCCTCAGTAGGAGTGAAGTATGGGAACAAATAATGATTATAATTATCGACTAATTGACCACTGTAAGGATGATAAAACTTACCTGTATGAAGCGCATGAGACACGTCATCATCATCGACGGGAATAGGATCACTATCGTCAGACTCGATATACTGGAAATGCATATCTAGCAAGTGCATTCTGTTGCTCGAAAGATAGTCAGTTACTTTGATCAGTAAAACTTTGGCATCGTTATTTTGCACATCAAGCTTAGTACCATTAACCAAACTTACATATGTTATGTGTTTCAGTGACTTAGCTTCTTTGCTGGTTAA